GAAATATCTCTCTCACCCATTCTTGAAATCCAAACAGTATAATTCTTAGAATCTGCTAAAAGAACGATACAGTATTCAGTTTCTCCATTGACATAAACCGGAGAATCAAAAGTGAATGTTGTAGCAACAGAAGCATCATTTGATAAGCTTACATCGTCAGGATTCAAAATAACTGATCCAAAAGGAAGAATTTTTCCAGTAGGAAATCCATTTTCCATTTCACGAACTTCCAATCTTACTGGAATATTTTCATCTTTAGAATAAAAATATACATCAACTTTGGTAAGAAATTCTCCTTCTTGTGAAGGAACCAAGAAAGATTGAGCCAATGGATCTACCCAGCGAACAAATTGATTTCTGGTTGATATATCAGTAACTTCTCTTGTTTGTGTTGGATCAGTCACTGCTGTCTGAACCACTCTACCATTTCTTGTCGCAATAATAGTTTCTTGAATTGTTTCTAGTTGTCCAGTTGCAGCATATTTTGCTTGTGCATAAGTTTCCACAAGCAAATCATTTGTTGGACTGGAAGACAGCCGGAAAATTCTTTCTCCAGTTCTAAATGAAGGGTTTCCGCTAGTTTTTGGATTAGGAATTGAAAAAATCCCAGAAACTTGGCCCTGTGCATTTGTAATCAATTCACCGCCAAAGCTTCCACCACTTGGACTAACATATTGTGTCACGTTAGTTTTGTCAAAGAATGGATAAACCTTGGTGTTAGGCTTCATTCCTTTAGCAGTAAAATTAATATTTTTAGCTCTAATGAAAGGAACCAAGCCCACAGAAACTGTTTTGTCACCCAAAGATTCACTATCAATTTGCTCAACAACTTGCGTATCAATTCCCGTTCTGGTTTGAATTCCAGTTCTTGTAGTAGTAATAGTACGAACCATTTGCCACCCAGACCTAAATACGCCGCTTGTAGCTACAGAGGACGATCCAGTCCATTGAGTTTGCCAGCCGTTCCAAACAGTACCAATCGCATTTTCATTTTGAGCTAAAACCGTGTCGAAATTTCCTTCTTGATTGATGATCAAAGCAGGAATCCTATCAACTTCAAACCATGAATCTTCACTTGGATCTAGCTTACATTCACCTGTCCATGTAAAGAATAGCATTGGATTGAGATTTTCAATTCGTGTGGCATACGGTTGATCAACCGTAACTACATTTTCATAAGGCAGAGTTAAAAGATCGCCAGTTTTTTGATAAAATCTTGTTGCTCTTCCTGCATCCGTAGCATATTCTTCAACAAGAGGTACATCTTTCATATAGAATTTTGGACGAAGTTCATTATTCTCCATATCAATCGAAACTCTATAATCTGGATGAAGAGGATCGCCAACAGAATGTCCGGAAAAATTATCAACTACAAATCCAGACTTGAATCTTGATAGCCCATTTCCATCCAAGATTTCAAATGTTTGAGCATCATTCTCAAGCAAACTGAGAGCAGTATAATACTCAATATTCTGAATTCTCTTCTCTAGCAATCCAATATCTCTCATGGTATATCTGCGATTGTTTATAACATTATAAGTGATCGACTCCACAGTTGGGACATATGCAGGAGAAAAAATGTCAGCAATCTTCATAGCATTATCAATTGCCTTCGGAAGAAATGGATTCTCCGAAGCTGCACCAGTAGCAACAACAAAATTCCCATCTGGCTTCAAATACAAAGAATCCGTTCTAGGCAAATAGTATTCAAAATCATAATCAAAATTTGAATTGTCTTTTGGAATATTGATTACTGAAGCATTTGTAGATGCATAGGTTCTCGAATTAAAATCAAAAGAATACCCTGCTACAGGGTATGCTAATTCTCCATAAATTGATACAGCAGTTCCTACAGAAACATCCGAAACTTTGGGCCGAAAATCAACACAATCTGAAAGATTATATATGCCAGTGGGCTCTCTCACCTCTGGATCTACTCTTGTTGCAGTATAAACCGGAATTTCATTATATGGTACTTGATTTGCATAGGAATCAACAGTAAAGAAATCCCCACTTCCGTGGCTGAAATAGTCACAAACAATTAGTAGCTTTCCTTGTGGTGCTGAAGCATTCGATTTTCTAGTTATTCTTGAAATATCATAAAAGTTATCTCTTTGGCCAGTATCAAAAAGATAATTCCCAGTCACATTTTTTGATCCGGCAGTAAAAGTGCTAAGGATTGCAGTTTCTCCACTTTCAGCACCAACAATCGTCTCTCCAGTTTGAAATGAGATGTTATTTAGTGGAATGAAAGAAAACGCATTGGTAGTATCTAAACGAATTGCTGTAGCCTTTGCTCCAGTTGTTTGTCCAGTAACTAGCTCACCTCGTGTAAATGCTCCCGTTTCGCTTGTATAAGTCCAGCTAGGAGGAACAGGATTTGTCGAATCATCTTCTGATTCATAGATTGCACGAAGCCGATGCACATCACCTTTTCCTAAAGAAATATCTTTATGATGTGCAGAAGATCCATATTCAGCCCCACCTGCTGCTCCATCATTTTCAACAAGAACCATATAGCAGCGATTGTTAGTTTTCGACTTTTCATTGACTGCGCCACGCCGTATTGTTGCAATCAAATGAATATCTGCTGCATTTCCGAGAAGAGATAAAGAGCCAATGGTGAGTGTAGTATCTGAAGATGAAAGAGTAAAAGTCACGTTAGAGCTATTAACATTAATAATGTCTCCAGCTACAGCAGACCCCCCTCCAGCTGTTTGAACTGATAAGATGTAATCAGTATTATCTTTGGAAACAAAAGTTTCCCCAGATCCCAAAGTAAATGAAACAACCCCGCTGGTGTTAGTTGTTCCATGAAACTGCTTTCTTATGAAAACATCATTACGAGAAAGTCCACCGCTATCTTCCGTTTTCAGCGATCTGATAGTGTTCTTTTGTAGCTTTCGAATCAGAATATTTTTATTTTGATCATTCAACGAAGCACGATTTCTTGTTGCATTAACCAAGCTAACAGTGTTAGAAACAGTACCAGAAACTGTAGCAGAAACTTCGCTAGTAATTGAAAGAATAATCAAATTCTGAAGAGCGCCAGAAGAACCAGAAGGAACAGAAATTGAATCTCCTACGGATAGCTCAGAAAGAAAATTGGTTTGAGATCCACTCAATGTCCCAGGCGAGCCACTATTATAGCTACCATTTGAAATTGAAACTGAACCGTTTAACGTAAATACGCTACCAAGAACAGTATCTGCAGTAAAATCAGGATCTGATCCATCAGGATCATCCATATAAACTTGCTTGGTGGAGCTAAAATCGTATGATAAAACAGAAGAAATTGTCAAGTTATTATTTCCACTATCTTCAATAATTTCATCAGGAGTACCATCTCCAGAAACAAAGCTAGAACAAGAAAGATTCTCTCCAGCTTCAAAATTACCAGCAACTCCAATCAAAACAATTCCAGTTCCCGAAGCAGAATAAACATAACCATAAGCACCAGTTGTTTGCCCAGTCACCTTTGCCCCATTTACAATCCCAGAATCAGGAGTGCCAGACAAAGTAATTTTGGTAAACATTCTCAAATCAAAGAGGTACAATTTGAATGTGCTATCTACTACTGAAGAAGATCCGAGAAGATCATCGCTGGATGTAGCATTTCCCTCATAATGCTCAAATGCTCTAATTCTTGCTACTCCAATCGCATTACCACCTGAAGGAGCTTGTCCTTGTGTTGTGGTTGCTTTATCATAAAGAGTAACCATTCGATATGGCTGAGCAATTTCTCCCGAAGTCAAAGGAGAAAGTTCTGGCGTTCCGAAAGTATTCGTAACATAAACAAAATTACCAACTTCAACTGGAGTTGTTGCACTTTGAATTGTGTTAAATGTTCTAGGCTTTAGTACATCAATATATTTTGGAGCAATCGTTTCAATCTCATATCCACGAACATATGCTTTGCCAGGAGAGATTTGTATTGTATAATAATCTTCACTAGCAATATTTCCAGAATCAGTAGTTTCTCCCGCATTATAGACACCATCATTCAATCCATCATTTAGAGTTTCTTTGATATTCAGATCAAATTTTCTTACATAATAATCTCCAGATTCATCATAAGTTCTTCGAGCAAGAGTATCGGCTAAAATATTATATTCAGAAGTTACTACCTTCGAAAGAACATTGCCATTTTTTAATCTCATTAGCTCAACAAAATCAACATCTTCTTCTGAATCAAGAGCAAGCTTTGAAAGTGTAAGAGTGAACTTTAAGCGATGAGCACCTTTTGCGTTCAAATTAGTGCTTCCTTGAGCATTATCCAAAAGTGATTCGTCTTCCTCTGGCGTTTCCAAAGATTCGGTAATAGTGAAGCCAACACGATAAGATGGAGTGTTTGTGTATTTGTCAAGAATAATTCTTTGAGCATCTACAGAAACAAAATGTCCACGAACAAAATATACTCCAGCTTCTACGTTAGCAGAAGATCCAACCAGTGCAGCATTCGTTTCTACTAGCTGTGCTGATCGAATGTTTGCTTCCACCAAAGTAGTGCCAGCAGAATCAACCAATGCTTCAGTAGCATAAATTGCTTCATCATCCTGAAACGAAAGAGTTTCATTGTCAGCGCCAGTACTGATGTATTTTACAAAAAGAGTGATAGGGTCATCAGTTGTTGCTGCCGCAACCTCAATCACTTCTGCTTTTACCCCAGAAGTATAGCCTACAATAATCTTTCCTTCATAATATTGAGTGTAGCCAGATATGTTAGAGGAATTATAAGTTGATTGAAGCTTGATTGCAAAATATTCTGTAGTAAAGCCAGCAGAGCCAGGAATAACAACTGATCCCTCCTTAAAAACATGGCGGCCAAATCTCTCAATCTGATTCTGTAGAATAGTTTGTAACTGTGTTAGCTCTCGTGCTTGGACTGCATAGCTTGGACGAAAAAGGACTCGATGAAAGTTGCTACTTTCAGAAAAATCGTCATAATAAGGGCTTACATTTAGATTTGTTTTTTCCATATCTCTTAGAATTCCACAATAATTTTTATGTTTTCAGATTGATCAGATGCTCGTGAAATTGGGCGCCGATTTTCGGTATAGATGATCCTTCCAGAGTCTGGCTCTAATTCTGGATTTGCATATCCAGAAGTAAATGCCAAAACCGTCCCGCCAGATAAAGTCACGTTTTCAGAAGGTGTAGAAGAAGGAGTTGCTGAAGCAGAAGAAGTTGCTCCAGTAATCACATTAGTACCACTGAAAGCAACATAGTTTCCTGTGCTATCAATTCCATAATCAGCAAATCTTTCTTGCACATAAAACAAAACATTATTATCAGAATCCCATTCTACTACCTTGCCAACCGCCCCAGTAGTTGTTTGAGTAATTTTTTCATCGATGGCAAAAGCAGTTCCCGGAGCTGAAGCAAACTTTACTGCAAAGGTTTGCCGGCGAGTTGCAGCAGTAGCAACATCTGTAGAATCCCAGTTATAAGGATCTACTACAATTCCGACTTCTCTAAAATCATTAAAAACTGTAAGATCATCACCCTCTGATTGCTCAAGCTTTACTCCCATCATTACAAAATGAGCACCCAATTCTTCTACAGCATTAAACCCATGCCCACCTTTTGGAGAAATGATGGGCTCAACAGAACCTCCCGTTCCAACACCAATAGTGGTTGCGGTTGATAATGTATTGTCGCTATAAACATCAGTAAGATCCACTGCGCCATAAGTATAGCCTGAACCAGATGCATAAATCTCAGTAAACGAAGCACCAGATCCAAATGCAACAATCGCACCGGATGAAACTTTTATCTTGACAATTCCATTAGAGCCATCTCCATTAATTGCTGCATAATAATCACCATCAGTATATCCAGATCCAGCAGTTCTTCTGAGTGCATCAATTGCACCATCGGATGCAGCAGAGGAAACTGTAGCATCTGTAACTACAGGAACAAAATCGTTAGTCAAAAACTTTTCTGCTTGTGCTCCAGAAATTGTGAACATGTATTGAAGCAAATAACCACCAAGAGAAAACGGAGAGGTTACCGTTGAAGTAGGCTCAGCTCCAGAATATGGATCACCGCCATTATTGTCCAAAACTTTATAAACTTTTAATTCTGAAGTAACAAAATAAAAATTCGATTCCCATAAAGAAGTAGCAAGACTTGTCGCAGGATTTGTGTCGCTAATATCATGCTCATACATATCATATACGGTATTGTTAGCCCAATCTCTTCTAGGAATTACATAAGCAATATCAGAAGAAGTAATAAGCTTTGCAGCAAGCATCGCATCCCAATTGTAAAATTCTCTTGAAACATTATCAATTGGTGCTGGAGGATTATTATCATCCCCACCACTGGTTCCAGAAGTAAATGGAGTGCTTTTGCCAAAAAACAAATAATATTTTGAAGGAGAGCTTTCTGAAAAAGATTCAAAGAATTGTTCGGCATTGTGAAGCCGAAACTTTTCGGTAATAATTGCTGCCATTATTTTATCCTTAAAGTATTTACTGCAATATTATTTATCCATTAGGTCCAACAGGCCAAACAATTTTATCTGGAAAATTTTCTTGAGATGATATGTCTCTCAATGCTTGTCTATAATCAATCCATTCTTGTGACGTAGTAGATACATCATTTAATGCCATCCAATCTGTTTCCGCTAATAATAAATTTCTTTGTTTTCTAGCATTTGCTTCTTTTATTTCTTTCGGTTCATCTTCTTCCACAATTTCTGCTTCTAAATATTCTAAAATTTCACTAGGAGGCAAATAACTACTATAAATTATATTCGTAAATGTTTTTCTTAGATTTTCTGGAAGAATTTTAGTTCCATGTTATTTGCGAAGGAGGAGGAACATTTATTCTAGTAACATATGCTGCGCTTGGAATAGACAATTGTTCTTCTAAAATATAACCTTCTTCATTTTCTAATTGTATTTTATATCCTTCGTCTATTCCGGATGATAAAATAATATAACAATAATCAGAAACCTGTTTTATTGTATATTTAGAAAACTGTTCAATCGAATATAATCCTCTTGTTATATCATTAAAATTAGTTACTCTTCTTCCTGCAGGATTTGGATAATTAGGAATGACCGCTGCTTCTGTAATCTCTGGTATAGCAAATGCATATTTCGGCAAATTAGCAAGAACAGATCCTTTGAAATGTGATCCTCTGCTAACGCTCAAAGAAACCATAATCTCGTGTTTCAGCGTTACGTCACGTTCACCATTCTCCAATTCGGAAAGATAATCAAATCCTTTATTTGGCTCTGAAGATTGAACTGTATCATCTATTGTTCCTATTCTTCTGCCGAATATTGATGTAAAGAGAGGCTCCATGTAGAGTGTTGGCAAATCATATTCTTGAGATCCTCTGCTATAATTTGGTAAATCAACTTTAGCTCTTAAAAAAGTAGAAAATGAAACTTCACCAAATAAATTCCATCCAGATGGATGAATAGATTGCTTTACACTTTCTCGCCATTCATTAATTGACTGCCCAACTCTTACTATATAAGAATAATCTTGATAGTAAAAACTATCCTGAATTCTCATTGTGGTTTCAGAAACTTTTCCACGACTATTTAAGAAATTTCCTATTGTGGTTCCAATAGTTCCAATTGAAGCTACTGCTGCTGCTGGAGATGAAAAATGTACTACAGCAGAAGATCCAGTTCCAGTACGAATTATGTCACCAGGATAAAATGTTGCTGATGTGTTAAGCTTTAATATTCTTCTAGTTTGATCATATCCAATTACCGTACCATCATGGCTAGACAATGAATCACCTGATGAAATAATGCCACTAACATTCTTAATCACTACATTTCGATTCAATGTTATATCTGGAGTAGTGCTGTAATTCAAACCAAAATTAGTAATCTCAATATCACGAACATGTCCAACGCCGGGAGATTTTGTGGAAATTGGAAATACTTCAGCTCCAGATCCTGAAGAAGAGGAAATCGTTGCAGTCGGGAGGCTTGTGTAGCCATCCCCAGAATTAATAACTTTGATTTTAGTAATCTCGCCTATTTCTTCTGAGACGCCAAGATTATTAAAAGTTTCTTCTTCAATAATAATATTGTCTCCATTCTCTAGCAGCAATGAATCTGTTTCATCTACTGATTGCTCTAGCTGAAAATAAAACTCATCTTCTGAAATAATAAAATCATTAGATTCAGAAATCAAATGAGCAGGAGATGTAGAAGATTCAAGAACAAAAGATCCACCAACAACCACAACTTTAGCAAATGCTCCAACTCCTTCAGTATTTGCATTATTAAAAACAAGCTGATCACCTATAGCATATCCAGAGCCAGGATTGTCAATCATCACCTCATCAATCTTACCGATACCAATCGTTCCAATCTTTGCAGTAACTGTATCACTTCCCAAGCTTTGAACAGAAACATTATCTTCAACAGCATAATAAAATCCAGAATTTACAACATCAATTGCAGTAACAACACTTTCAATTTCTCCACTAATCTCTAAATCTAAAATGGAATCAACGCCATAAACTGTTTCACCAGATTCAAAAAATCCTATAATTGAATTTTCATCCAAATATAGCTGAGCAATAGCAATTGCTCCTTCTCTAAATTTTACTACATTTGCTACAATTACGCTTGCTTTAACTTGATCTAATTCATTCTTAGTGTAAATTCTTTTTCCAATCACATTCGTGAAATCTGAAGTCCCATTTTCAACTATTCTCATCACTTTATCAGTAGACCAAACTCCATCAGAAGCACGAAGAATATTATCCCTTGGATAAATTATTTCTGGCTCTTCATCAAGAAGTAATCGAAAGAATAGCTTATGCCCATCTTCCGTACCCTTTGACGTATAAAGCTCCTTGATGTTTTTTAATAAGTTTCTTTTTGAAACATCACTTGCTAAAGACGCTGGAATGCTCTCCATGAAGGTGTCACGAAACTTGTCGAGAAACTCATAAAGAGTATAATCTACATCAGCATATTCCAGAAATTGCTGAATATTTTGAACAGGATTTGCACGATAAGAATCAATGATCGCAGAGGCTCCAGAATCTTGCCCAACTACTAATTCACCTGGCTGAAACAGCTGCTGTGAAGTAATAAACAATCGATTCTCATCATCATAATCGTCCACTAATACCGTAGCAGTTGCCTTTGATACCTGCCCGACAATCACTTCACCAACAGTAAACTTGCCAGCAGATGATTCAAGAACAATCTTTTCTCCATTCGAATCAAGAATGTAATTTACGCTCTGAGTTTCTTCAATCACATAGTCATTGCTTCCGAGTAAAGAAAGCTCTGCCGATTCCAAAAATTGATAGTAATATTTTAAAAACAGAATAAAAGCAGGATGCTCAGACTGAACGAATTCGGGAAACTGAGTTTGAATCTGTGATGATATTTTTTTGTCTAGGATTGAAGAATATTTCATGAGTAGAATGACGCCGTGGTATATCCTGTGCCTGCTGAAGATCCTCCAGAAACAATGGTATCCACTTCTCCAATGATTGTTGTTTTTTCCAAATCTATTTCAATTAGCTGATTTCTGACTGGAACCACATCAAGAGAATTAGGCAAAGCAGTTACCGAAATAGTTCCATCACTGTTTACTGTGCTAGCCACATTCAATGAAAACAATGTTATCTTTCCGGCTGCATAATCAATCACTCCTGCTTGATTATTCACATATTGCAAAGTAGATCCAGCAACATAGTAGAACATTCGAATATTACCAAATCCATCATCATTCAAATACATCGTATTTACATTTCCTTCAATCGTAAATCCACTGGAAGAGATAACAGGAGTATGGCCTTCATGGGGATTGTAAATTCGATTCGAAAATGCTACAATGTATTGATCAGGAACGCCGTTAATCAGCGGTGCTATTTTCTTCGTCATCTTGATGCTGGATACGTTCGAAAGAATAGCAGTATCGCTGTTATCAATTAATCTTGACAATTCGGAAAAACGGAAAACTCCATCAAACTGCTTGAGATCTGTGTTATTGTAAGAAATAATAGCATTCCGAACAATGGTTTCCAGATCTGGCTGAGTCTTGGTGGTAATCTTAGAATTGTATTTAAAGCTGGTTCTAAACTCTAAATAAGTGGTTTCTGGATCAACAATCGAAGGTCGAACCGAAGCAATATTGTATCTCTTCAAATCAGTAAGAATCAAATCTTTCTGAGCCTGAGTCAAATTGATTCCGCTTTCTGTTTTGATTGAAATGAAAACTTGCCCGTATTGTGGTGGATCATTATCTTCGCCACCCCATACCTGAACCGCTCTCGTATCAGGATAAACCCTTGGAATAATTAGCTTGTAGTCTCCAGCAGTCACCGCTCTTCCTTGAGAAGAAAAATCCAGAGGAGCATTATATCGAATTGACTCAATGGATTCAGCTTCTGCTCCACCATTAGCAAGAGAAACCGTGGAAACCGTAATGTTGCTCACTCCACTAATGTCGCCTGGAGGAGAGAAAACGAAAGCAGAATTTGCTGCTTCCTTATTCGTAACAACATATTCAAGAATCACTATATTCCCATCTGAAAGTTTCTGCCCAATCACTCCATCTCCAAAATAAACTTGAAACTTTCCATCTTCTACTTCCTGAAGAAAATAGGATGACGTTTCTGCTGTTACTTGGGAAATGTCTGTAGCAAGATTGTAAACCGTTGTTGTGGTATCTGAGCTTGAATTCTGAATCGATACAGCCAAAGTCGAAATGTCAGCACGATCACTCGCTAAAAGAAATCTCTGATCAGCATTTGCTGTATTTACCGTATACTTTGTGGTAATCAGCGTGCCTTCATAGATTAGAATATTATTGAAAGTAAGAACTCCAGCAGATCTTGTAATTGTATAATCAGCATTAGTGACAAATGTATAGTTAACATTATCCACAGAAGAAGTGAAAACTGTACCTTTCTCCATTGTTGCTTGAGTAAGAACTGAATCATTCAGCGTAACATTGATATATGCAGTAGGAGCTTTTACAGATCTAGGAGTATATCCCAAAGTCTTGGCATGAGAAACAACAGAAGAACGTAAAAGAGCACTATCCAAGAATGCCTCATTCATGGCCATGTTCACATTGTATGCTAAATAATGCGTATTGTAGGCCAGAGTGTCCAGAAGAATATTCATTCCTGAACCTTCAAAATCATAATCAGTAAATTCAGTTTGTGCTTTCAGAAATGTTTTTAGATTAGATTTTATATCATCAAAATCTAATTCTGTTACCTGAAATCTTCTTGGATTGGTTGCCATTTTTTATCTTGCTCTCTGCAATATCGTTTCTAATGTTACTAATTCAGCAGGTGTATTTAATATATAAAATTCTATTGTAATTTTATATTCATTATTATCTGAATTGTCTGTAACTATCACAGAAGATAACTCAACTCTTCTTTCATAAGTATTAATCACATTAGTAATTCTTGTTTCTATTATATCAACAACAAACGGACTGACAGGCTCAAATAATAACTCACGAACACCGCCAAATATTTCTGGATGAAATGGTTTATCAAATCTATTTAAATTTACAAGATTGCGTATACTTCTTTTTATAGATTCAACATCATACAATCTTTGTATATCTTTTTTAACAGGATGCGCAAGAAAATTAAGATTTAAATCTTTATATATTCTTACGCTTCTTTCTGATTGATTAGTTGATTGTGAATCTATGTAGGCGGATAATGACATAAAAAATACTCCTACATTTATTTATATTAATACATCCATGTATCTCGTAAAGTATGTTCATTCAACTCTTCAACCTTGTCTTCATAATAAAATTCTTCACCAGTTTCAGGATCTATTTCTCCAATAATAATTCCACAAATACAACTAGCCATAAATTCTGCACTTTCATATGATACAGCACGAATCAATCCACCATAACGATTTACATTATAAAGATCTTGAAATACAACAATATATTGTGTTCTGTTATCTCGTTTTCTTATTCTTCTTTTTGTTTTCATTTAACCTCCGGCAAATACGTTACCTGACCCAGACAATATCAACGCACCACATCCATATGTATCTCCTTGTCTCCCAATATTCTTTCCATTAGCAAAAACTGTTCCACTAAATGATGCTAATCCAGGAGCATGTAATGCACAATCACATGGAAATGTGTGAGGTTGTACAGGGTCACCTGCTCTTACTACACCAATACTATTTGCAAACACATCTCCAGATCCTACATCAGTTGCAATTATTGCAGGAGCAGCATCACATGCACAATTATCTTCTGTATCTGCATCACCAACAGAAACATGAATAGTATTTACAGGTTCCGTTCCAGATTTTCTTGCTACTGGAGGCATTTACAATTCTCACATTTACAATCATGACATTTACAATTTTTATTATTACACATATTTTTTCCTTAGTTTAGATTAATAATTCCTGCATCCATATCAATCTCTGGTCCTGCTTGAAGCTTTCTTGTACCTGAAACATTAGTAGTTTGATTGGCTCCATATGTTTCTGAAACCGCACCTCCTACAGTTTCATCTCTTGTTGCAGAAACTGAAGTAGTATGTTTGTTTGAATAAGTTTCTTTCACATAATCTGTCACTTCTTGTTCCATCCATCCTTTTATAACTTCTTTCTTATTTCCATCAACCTGAATATCCCAATCTCCTTTAATGTATGTTTTACAATTTGAATCAATAGTCAAGTTCACATCCCCCTTGACATTTATAAAATCCGTTCCGGCAACGATTGTATAGTTATTGCCAACAATTCGTGTTACAGAATTTCCATCAGCATCCCATTCTTGAAATGTTCCTGTCCGATGTTTGCGATATATTCTTTCTGCATATGGTGTATCATCTATTTCAACGATATGTCCAGATTCAGATTCATAAACACGATTATATGGATATTCAGTTTGTCTTCTTTTATAAACAGGTACACGGTCTTCTAATGTTTCAGGATTCTTTCCAGATGCTTCTTCTCCTCTCAAAGAAACGTCAAGCGCTTTTGGTTCATTCCATGATGATGCGCCTGCGCTTGTATTAACAGAATCTTTATATGTTCCTGAAAAATCTTCTGTTCCTGATTTTACTATTCCCTCAGATAATGCTGTAGGAACACCAAGAGTTGCAGCTGCATCTCTTTCTGCTATTTCTGGATGAGGTTCTGTTCTTCCTCTTGCAAGGCGAGATGTGTCTTGTTCTCCAACTCTTGTTGGATACGGACCATAGTCAGGAGTGATTTTGTATTTTCCGATTTGCGGATCAGGTGCTCCTGGATCATTTGGGTCAGAAAAACCTTTTGCGGGATTTGGGCCAGATGAGGGATATCCTGGAAGTGCACCAATGACAACAGGTTCTTGCATAGATTGTGGATCTCTCCAGAAACCCATAACCCACATTCCAGGCGTCAAGTTGTGCATTGCTCCGTAAGGAGCAGTAGGAGGAAGGATTACATGAGCCCATGGAAGATCATCAGTGGCAATATCTTGAAAATCATCAGTGTGATAACCAAGACAACGTACCCGAACACGTCCAATCAAATCAGGATCATCACGGTCTTCAACAACACCAATCCACCAGATGAATCCATCCCGACCCATGAAATAAGAATAGTTGTCCATAAAAAACTCCAAGTCTATGAACAACTATTTATATTCACAACATAGAAACCTTGTTCAAGATTTCTTTAACTTCTTCGGCTGTCAAGAAACCAACAACAGAATCATCTCCAGTAATATGATCTACTGAAACGAAATTATCATTAGAATCTAGCAATCCAACTTCATACAATCCTTGATTGCCGCCATATGAATGTGTGTGACGAATGGTTGAAGTTGTATAACCGTTTTCAAAAGTTTTGATGTATTGCTCTGCCTTTGTACCATCAGCAAAGTCATACATAGAAGAAAGATTTTGAAGTTCACCAAATTCATGAGTTGTCATTTTCTTCTCCTACATTGGTTGGGCGAGTAACAGGAACAAAATAAGTTTTCAAGAACCAATCTTCTCTGAAAGAAGAATAGTCAATGTCATCATAATCTGTTGGAGGAATTGCTCCTTTACGAATTCCAAATTCATCTTTGGAATACCGAAGAGCACGAGCGCAGCGAGGTTTGCGAAAGCAACCACGTTTGAAAAGAATATCGTGGCTTCTTGTTGTCCTTGACATAGCTATTACCTTTAAAAGTTTTTATAACTAATCAACACAAGAACTATTATACCTAAAAATTTTTATTTGTCAAGGGATTTCTTCATTGGTACGGGATGGAGGAATTGAACCTCAGTGGCACCACCCCCAAATTTGCCGACTGCTTATAAGACAGCTTGAGGGAACATCCCGCAAGAGTCTTATATAGATTTAAAGAAACTTCTACCCATCACCAGATAGTCTGCACCATTCTCAAATGCTTCTTCTGGTGTTGCAGTTCTTACCTGATCTTGTTTACCGTCATCCGCATTACGAATTCCTGGACAAATCTTTTTTAGTTTTGTAACATTTTTTAATAATTTTAAATCTCTTGGAGAACAAATCATACCCCAAAAATTATACTTCTTCATAATCCATGTCGTGCGATCATACATGTTACCAATCTCTTGACGATGAATAGAATTTGGATCATTATGATCCCAACTTGTCAATGCAGTAACACCAAGAAGTTTTATCTTATCAGAATATTGTTTAATTGCTTCAAATACTGCAGTATTATTGTTCATATTGACAGTCACCATTTCTGCACCACTATCAATCAGGTGTTCAATAACATTACAAACAGTACTTGGAATATCGTATAACTTATAATCACAAAAAACATTATTATATTCTTTCCCAATGTAAGGATAAAGAGTATGATTCATTTTAAAACCATACACTTGTTGACTGTATTTGGCAATGATTTCTCTTGCCATATGTGTTGAATAATTATCAAGCGCAACAATAACCTTTGATGTATCCATTACGAATCTCTGTTTGTATTATAACCAAATTCATATTCTTTGATTTCAATATCCATCATTCTTTCTGCTGTAAATTTTTTATTAGAACGTGCCAGAATACTAGGCATATAATGCGGATTACTTTTAACACCTTTAAGTGCATCTTGTTTTCCGCACCAATATGGAGTTCCTACAGTTGTCAACACATCTTCAATTTTCATTATTATCCTTGTCTATTACTACTTCTTTCAATTTTTCTGTCCAACAATTGTTGCAACAGCAGAGTATGTTCATTGAAAACATTTTTCATGTCACCAAGAATCCTATTTGAATCAGTAAGCAATTCTCGTAATGCCTTGTCTGATTCAGTATCCTTATCCATCCATAGTTTTCTTTCAACTTCATGTCTTTCCGTCAAGAACTTAATATACCAAAAACATGCCACCAGTGCAGCCAATGTCCCACCGACATCAACTAACTGTTTGATCATTTCGGTATCCATGACGCTCCTTTCTATCTGCGCATTGATGCTATGTCCTTTGCTACATCATTATTTATAACAGGGACGAGTGAAGACTTATGCATCACACCAATACCTTTGATTAGGTTGCCAGTATATATCTTTTCTTCTTTCTTTTTAGAAACAGATGTAACCTTTCCGAAAGAATTCATGCTAGGCACTTCTTTGGTTTGTCGCTGATAAACAGGCTCTTCTTTTGCTAAGATTGAAACGGATTTTGATTTGGTGGGAGAAGATTTACCAAAACGATATGCGACAAATTCATCAAATGACTTTTGCAGTCGATGACAATGAATCTGTCGCATCTCTTTGTTATACTGCTTATGTTCACGTTGAAGTGTTTCAATTTGTTTTTTTGAAAACTTTTTCATAACAAATAAACTCATTATGTGCGTTGAAGGGAATACCTTTCATCAATATCAATGATGTCACCAACCTTGAGAGATCTTACTTCTGGCTTAACCTCATCATCATATCGAAATATTTTACCAACATAATAATTTCCATGACTATGATCAATTAACCAATACTGCTTTCTTAATCTACCTTGAACATCATCAATAGTCCCAATACTTTGAGAAAACATATGCAACTCCATTAGGAATTGGTTAAAATTTTATTTAGGTTTCGTTTGAGTCAGATTACTTTGCAGCTGTCTTAGTTCAACAGCAAGAATTGTTTTCTCCTGAAAAATATTTTCATATGCATTCCAATCATATCTCTTTCTTGCTTCGTCGAGCAAATGATTGAGTTGATGTATTTTCTCTTGATGTTTTTTGATTTGTTCTTCGATCATATCACATATCCAAGAGGAATAAATTCTTTCTTTTCTATTCTTCCATACTGAACAACAAATCTATCACGCTCAGAAGATATATCTTCTATTTCAATAATCTTGGCAGGAAACCCAATCTTGGGTTTGATTTGATTGGCTTCATATTCGGTGAGAAACAATGCAGTTCGAGGAACATCTTTCAGAATCATAACATCTCCTGGAGAAAGGAATTATCAAGAATGAAAATATATTCTACTATAGAAAAAATAAATTGTCAAGTATTTTTTTATGGGTTCTCTAGTGCTTCGATTCGTGAGATCAAACTTGCTATTGTGAAATCTTGTTCTTGGGTTTTGACTGTTAGTGCGTCAATCTGGGTCTGTTGGGATTCGATTAGTGTTTGTTGTTCTTGGATGGCTTTAATTATTGGGCTGATAAATTCGGTATATCTAAGTCCGTATCTATACTCACCTGTTTCGTTACCATCTTCATCAGTTACTGGAGATTTAATAAACCCAGCAAATTCTGCAGTATCCTTGCCAATAGTAGATAGCAGAGTCTCTATTTCTTGAGCAATTAATCCATAGTGTGTTCTGGTTTTTCCAATGAAACGGTAGCTAACTGGGTTCAGTTGATTAATGAAATCCAGAGATAAATCAGATATTACAATATCTTCTTTTTCGTTTGCATCTGAAGTTTGAATTGTGCCATTAGTAGCATAAATATCGTCAAACCGAGCAACGCTTACTCCTAAATCAATGGCATTATCTCGTACCGTCCCAGTGTCAGCACTAAAAGGCGCAATAGCATTGTCACTTCGTGTTTGGAAGGATAAACAAGTATCACTTTTACCAATATAAATACCAGAACCAGCAGCTTCTGTTGCTACACCAATAATCCCAACACTCGTTCCATTTTTACGGAAATCTAAAATAGTACCGTCTGTTGATATTCGATTTAAGTATAGAATAGTACCAGCACGAGACATTTGCGTAGTGTTGTCCGATCCATTTAAAGCAATGCCCTGAAGAGTGCTCGTAGAAGCTAAAGCAGAACTTTCAGTCCCAACCAACACATTCCCATTGGAGTCGATGCGCATTCGATTATTTAAGCCAACACCATTACGAACAATAAGATCACCGGCTGTGCCAGCTCTTGTAATGTCAAGGTATAAATGATTGCTGTACTGTGACAGTCCTGAAGTAGATGTGCTGCTTTGGAAAGCAAGCCCAGCGTTGAGGCCGTAGACTGTTAGAGGAAATGTGCTTCCTGGCGAACTCGTCCCAATCCCAACATTCCCACTAGCATCCACAACCAACGCATTGCTACCAACATTGGCTTCATCTGCCGTTAGCGTCACCACCCCACCAGATTCACTCAATACTGCAGTAGTTCCATCGCTAGCGAAAATAGTTGTACCAGAACTTTTTAGATCAATCTCTGTTCCCGTTATGCTACCACCTGAGATTGTAGCACTACCAATAGTTGATACATCTGCATCTACCGTCACAACCCCACCACTCTCACTTAATACTGCAGTAGTTCCATCACTGGCCACAATGGTGCTACCAGTATTCTTCATTGTGATGGTTGATCCTGTGATGGAATCACTTTGAACCGAACCTGCCACATTGATGCTTACCTCTGATCCGGATAACGAAAGATCACCCGAAAGAAAACTTAGTGCCTTTGCATTACTTGCCATGCAGTATTCCTTTATTCAACTTCTTCTATTTTTAATCCACTGGGATGCTTGACCCATCCCATTTCGTTCAGTATCTCTTCTATTTCTCTTGTGACTGTTCCTTCTTCTACATTATCATCTGCATCTGGTACCATTCCAGAACAATACCAATCCATGTAGTCACCTTCTTCTCTCATGGTGGCCACAATAGATCCTGCGCTTCTCCATGATGTATAAGAAATTACATCATCCTTTTTCCATGCCATGTTACACATGGCTGCATACAGATTCTGCGCAAATGTCAAATCTTTTTTGGCACGCTCACAAAGATGTACATTACGATACAATTCCATTTCAAGATTCATACATACTCTTATTGTTTTAAGAATTTAGGAAGCAGCTGGAATGCCTTTTCTGAAGAAACAAACTCAACAGGAAACTTGAATCCTGTCTTCTTCTGAACATCCTCCCATGTAGGTTCCACAAAACCATCTTCAAATCTGTCTTTGTCAGGAATCTTGGCAAACCAATTAATAAAATCCTCTTTGTAGTCTTCATCAACAAACACCTTGACAATTTGAAAATTACCCATTACCAGTTCATCATAAGAATCAGCAACCATGTTCCATTTCTTGGATTGCTTGCGTGCCCAGCCAATATACATGCTTGCAAATACTTTCTTGTGCTTGGTCAGAATCTTCTCGGTTCCATCGATGTATTTCTTGATGAAGTCTCGTTTTATATTTGGCTTGATGTTTGCGGAATTTACTGCACGATCAATATAAAGTTCTGCAGGAATACTGTCCTTGGTTTTGGCCATCAGCTGATTGACCAGTTTCATTCTGAATGTTTTTAGATCATTCCACATGCTCTTGTATTCTGAACTTTTGAGTAGATCTGCATAATCATAGTTGAAGGCAAGTTCACTTCTTGGTCCAAGATCCACCAGTCTTCGTCCCTGCTTGTCCACAAGACTCATGATGTCAGTACTTCCTCCTGCATACACATTTCCCTTGACAATTGAATAGACTCCACCACCTCCCCAGACACCAGATGCCATTCTTCCTTCTTCATCGGTGGTAAAAACAGAAATCTGTGTTGCCTTCTTTCCTTGGAGCTTGACCAGCTTCTCAAGATTCTCTGCACTACTGGCATGAATTCCATAGGTGACCACCGAACCAACAACTCGTTCGATCATTGAAGGAACAAGTGTCAGCAGATACTTTACATCATTCTCCGGAATCAAATATGTATAAACTTCGGTGGCATCTGGATTGTTTCTTTCTGCCCTTAGAATTGCTCGTGTCAGTTTCTCATCATTATGTATGTCTGCATAATCTCTTGTGAACAGATGATCAAACAGACTCTTTGTCCATTGAACCTGCTCCAATAGTTTACTGAATTCTTGAAAGCCTATCATTATACAAAACCCTTAATAAAATGAAATCTTTTTTCTATTTATTATGTTCAACATTGCATAGTACTGATAGACATACTTTCGTGTCTCTGGTGGAAGTCGTAGATCTTCAAACAATACACTGTCATGGTATTCCATCTCACTACGAATATAGGTTGGTCCAATGTTATAGGCTGCAAGAATCAATGGCCAGTTTGGGAATCGTTCTTGAAGAAAATGAAAATACTTCGCAGCTGCAGCTGTGCTCTTTCTCCAGTCATACCGTTCTTGCATTTCAATGTTTAGATGAACAGCCGTGATGTCATTGATCTGCCACATACCAACTGCACCACGATGTGACACAGCATGGTCATCATAACAACTCTCAATGACAGGAAGAAAGGCAAGAGCAGTAGGCAATCCAGAATAAAAGAAGGTCTTCTTGATGTGCGAAAGATAATTCTGTTTCTCTGCATACTCAATACAATGAAGAACATGGCTCACAAAGAATCCAGAATGACTGTAGTGAAAAATCCTTTGCATTGTCTTTGACTCAAAAGAACAAAGAACCATCCAAAGAATTCCGAACAACAGAATCTTTTTATAACATTGCATAGAATCGTTCGGTCTCGGTGGCCAACTCTTCTGCTCCTACTTCATACTTCTCCAGTGCATGACTGTTCCGAGAAAGAAATCGAATCGGATTTCCTGCATACTTCATTCCTGGTTCCACCCGAC